AGGACTGACAATGGACATTGAAAATCCGATGGTGATAGACAGCTATTGGCCGAGTTATGAGGTAGAGTGCGAGGATGACTTTTACGAAAGGGCGGATTTGGAATATGAAAGCCGGCTTGATTTCGGAGGCACTTGCAGAAATGTATGTGTGGTTGAAGGAGCAGGAAGCGTGGCTTGCGGAGGAGGCGATAGACTTTGGCAAAGTTGATTATGACGGTCGAGGAAATGGAGAACAGAGAGGCTTGGCTCGGCGAAAGAAAAAAAGGTATCGGCGGCTCAGACGCCAGCGTAATCGTCGGCCTTAATAAATGGAAAAGCCCGTTCACGCTTTGGCTGGAGAAAACGGGGCAGGCAAAGGAGGAGGATTTGAGCGAGAACGAATACGTTTACTGGGGCAACGTCCTGGAGGAAACGGTGGCAAGAGAGTTTTCAAAGCGCACAGGAAAGAAGGTTGTTCGTCGGGGGCTCTTACAGCATGACACGATTCCCTTTCTCTTGGCGTCGGTTGATCGGCTTGTCGTCGGTGAGGATGCCGGGCTTGAATGCAAGACAGCATGGAGCAGGAAAGAGTGGGAAGGGGACAACGTGCCTGATGCTTACTATGTGCAGTGCCAACACTATATGCTTGTCACGGGAGCGAAACGCTGGTACATAGCCGCATTGATTGGCGGGAACCATTTCGTGATGCAGACAATTGAGCGAAACGAGGAGGATATTGCGGCGCTGCTGAAAGCTGAGACGGAGTTTTGGCGGAAGGTCGATGCCAAGGAAATGCCTGACGTGGACGGCTCCGAGGACTGCGCGAAGGCATTGGCTGAGAAATTCCACGGCGGTCTGCCGGCAATCGAGCTGCCAAGCAGCGCGGATAAAATATTTTCCGAGATTGACACGCTGACGGAGACGGCGTCCGGGATTCTCGCGCAGATCGAGGAGAAAAAGAATCAGCTCCGAATGATGCTGGGTGATGCGGAGGCAGGCACGACGCCGAACGGTCGGAAGGCTACATGGAAAACCTATGCAGGACGGATGACGGTTGACAGTAAGCGGCTAAAAGCGGAAAGGCCTGACGTGTACGCGCAGTATTCCAAACAGGGGATGCCGACAAGAGTGTTTAAGATTGCGGGGTGATGGGTATGAAATTTACATGTCAAGAGATTGCTGATCTTAAAGAGTTACTTTCATCAATAGTGTATGGAGGGTTTGCAACTTTAGATAATATTGAGAAAGAATTTCCTGGAACAAGAGACAAGTTTTTTGAATATAGAGAGAAGGAATTCAGTAATGACCTTTGTGCTTTAAAAGATTTTGCAATGATTAAAAACAATGACATGGCAATAGTTTATGCAAAGACTATGGATAGAATTGTGGTAGCGGAAAGGATATTTTTTAAAATTAACCAAGCAGAGTTTGAATAAGGAGGAGAAAGACAAATGAGAATATCGCAAGGAGATTATAGTCTTGTTGCGGAGATTATCAACAGGGGTTGTATAGAGCGCGTCCGTGAGTGCATAAAAGAATTTGACGAGAACGAAAAATATGGATTTATGCCCCCACAATCAACAATGACACAAATTAAATATACAATAGGAGTTTCATCTGAATTATCTAATGTTATAGCTGCAAAAATCCAAAAGGAGGAGAAAAACAATGGCAAACATTAAAGGCGGAGCAATCACACAGGCAACGACACAGGCAGCGGCAAAGCCGCATAAGGGCATGAAGGACTTGATTCTTTCCATGCAGGGCGAGATTCAGAAGGCGCTGCCTTCGGTCATTACGCCGGAGCGGTTTACGCGCATGGTGCTTACGGCCATGAGTACGAACCCGACGCTGACGCAATGCACTCCTAAGAGTTTTTTGGGAGCCATGATGAACGCCGCGCAGCTTGGATTGGAACCTAATACACCGCTGGGGCAAGCGTACTTGATTCCTTTCAAAAACAAGGGTGTGTACGAGGTTCAATTTGTTCTCGGCGTAAAAGGTCAGATTGACCTTGCTTATCGGAGCGGGGAAATCACAGACATACAAGCGCATGAAGTCCATGAAAATGACACATTTGAATACGAGCTTGGTTTGACGCCGAAGCTGAAACATATTCCAGCGTTGAAAGATCGGGGTGCGGTGATTTTGTATTACGCCGTATGGCATACAAAATCGGGCGGATATGGGTTTGAAGTTATGAGTAAGGAAGATGTGGTTGCGCACAAAAACAAATACTCTAAGGCTGGAAATAGTGCTTTTTCGCCGTGGAACACAAACTTTGATAGCATGGCAAAGAAAACCGTTTTGAAACAGGCTTTGAAATATGCGCCGATTAAGACTGAGTTTATTCGGGCTTTAGCGCAGGATGAGACGATCAAGAGCGGCATCGACGTGAACATGGCGGATATGCCGGACGAAACGGTGATAGAGGCCGAGGCGGAGGAAGTGCCGGAGAACGTGAACCCGACGACGGGAGAAGTCAAGCTGACCGACGACGAGATTTTGGAAGCTGCATTGGACGGGGCTGTGAAACAATGATTACCAATGGGATGCTGTCAAGCAATACTGATTTATGGGAAACTCCGCAGGATTTCTTTGACAAGCTGAACGAGGAATTTCATTTTGATCTTGACGTTTGCGCTTTGCCTGAAAATGCCAAGTGTGAGAGATATTTTACGCCAGAGCAGGACGGGCTTTCTAAAGAATGGCGCGGAACGTGCTGGATGAATCCGCCGTATGGTCGAAAGATTGGCGCGTGGGTACAGAAAGCGTATGAAACTTCTGTCCACGCGGGGGGGGACGGTTGTATGTTTACTTCCTGCGAGGACAGATACGGCATGGTGGCATGATTACGCCATGAAAGGTGAAGTCAGGTTTATTCGTGGTCGGCTGAAATTTGGCGGATCGAAAAATTCGGCGCCGTTTCCGTCGGCGGTGGTTGTGTTTAGGTGAGATGGCAAAGCCCCCGGTGTAAAAGCCGGGGGCGAAAGGAGGAACATTATGAATAGAGTTATACTTATGGGCCGCTTGGTGCGTGATCCTGATATTCGGACGACGCAGGCCGGCAATCCGATGGCGAGGATGACGATGGCGGTTGACAGATACACAAAGAAGGGCGAGGAGAAGAAGGCAGACTTCCCAAGCCTGGTTGCGTTTGGCTATACGGCGGAGTTTGTCGAGAAGTATTTGTCCAAGGGTACGAAAATTCTTGTCGAGGGCCGGCTGCAGACTGGCAGCTATGAGAAGGACGGACAGACACACTACACGACGGATATTGTCTGCGAGCGGATCGAGTTTGCGGAGAGTAAAGGCGCCGGCAGGAAAGAGGACGACGGCGGAGAGTACGCAAAGCAAGAGGATATTCCGTTTTGAGTGAGGTAGCGTTATGGATTTTATCAAGCAGTTAAAAGAGTTTGACGAACGGTCATTCCACAAACTGACGCCTAATGCGCATACTATTTACATGAAATTATTCATGATAAATAACCGTCTGCATTGGGAGGAATGGTTTGCGGTTTCGGATTCTGAAATATCTTTTGCTACTGGCATAAAACAAAACGATTCCATATTTCGCGCAATCAATCTTTTACGGCAACATGGGTTTATTGATTTCAAACGTGGCGGGGCTGGAAAACCTACACAATATAAAATCATTGACCTATCAACAGATTATCCACAACTCCTATTAGATAGGACAAGTGATAGGACAAGTGATAGGACAAGTGATAGGACAAGTGATAGGACAAGTGATAGGACAAGTGATAGGACAAGTGATAGGACAAGTTCAGAAAACCAACTAATAAATAATAAAAACGTAAACGTAAACGGAAACGTAAACAATAAGCCCGCGCGCGTGGATGTGTTTGCTTCCTCCGGCGAATCGGAGAGAGTGAAGGCCCTGCTCAAAGACTTTGACGAAATGAGGAAGAAGAAAAAAAATCCCATGACCGACAAAGCGAAGCAGCTTTTACTGAAAAAACTTGACGAGCTTTCCGGCGGGGATGAGTTTATGAAGGTTCACTTGCTGGAACAGAGCATCGAACACGGCTGGCAATCTGTTTACCCGTTGAAACAAGATAAACCAGAGTTTCAATTTAAAGGCAGTAGGGCGGATATTGTGGATCGCGCTATTGCCATGGCTGAAAGTTTAGAAGAAAGGAGAGATTCATGTTGACAAGGGACGCAGAGATTATAAAGATTTTAAAGCCGTACTTCATGGCGTTTCCAAAGAGTGGAATGGATGAGGGGGCTCTTCTGATTTATGCGCGGGCGCTTTCTGAGTTGGAGCCGTCGGAGGTAAATGCCGCTATGCTTATGCTCCTAAAGACAAGTAAATTTTGGCCGTCGGTGGCTGAGATTTTCGATGCCGCAAAGACGATTCGCGAACGTGTGGAAGGTTCCGCTATTCCTTCTGCTGCGGACGCATGGGGAGAAGCAATAAGTCTTGTCAAAAAACATGGAGTTTATAAGCCTTGGGAGTATTCATGCCCGGAAGTCGAGGAAGCGATTGAGAAATTTGGGCGTTATGAGCTTTGCATGATAGAGGAGCATGCAGTCAACACGGCTCGCGCTCAATTCATGCGGATGTATGATCAGATTGTTACTCGCAATCAGAAACAGAAACAAGCGGACGAGGTATTGATGAGGCTCCCGGAAGATAAAGCGCAGATTGCGAATGGTAAAATTATTGCGCTTGCGGAAGCGAAGTCTGTTAGGGAGAAGAAGCATGAAAATCAATCGTGAAGATGTAGTACAGGCCGCGCTGACGGTGGAACGGTGGTGCGCGGAACACTATAAATATGGCGGGAAATGTGATTGCCCGTTTGCTGTAGCGGGGTCATTTGTGGTTTGTAAATTAGGGGACGTTGGGTGTGCGGAAGAATGGGAATTAGAAGAATTTTTGCGGACAAGGGGGCTGAAAAAATGAAAAACACTGGAAACTGGAAGAATGGCTACGGGCAAGGGGGCTGAAACATGGGTAATCTTGATGTAATGAAAGGCGTAAAAGAAGTGGATGTGGTAATAGCCGCAGCGCGTGTATTGAATGATTGGTGCAACCGTGTACGCGCTGAAACGCAGGGGATATGTGAAACATGTCCATTTGCAGAAAATATAGGGGTTTGCCCGTTTCCAGTTGATGGAGAGCCGTATATTTGGGATATGGAAAGGATTTTGAAGCATGAAACCAAGTGACATTATAAATCCTGATGAGGTCGTTGCGGCGGCGACGCTGATAAAACAATACTGCATTGATGATGATGAGCGGGAAAACTGCGCGAAATGTGTATTTGCGAATTTGTCAAAGCCGTATGGCGAAAGATGCGGGCTTGCAGATTTGCCGCAACAATGGGACGTGTTGATGTTTCGAGAAAATGCCGCATATCGGGGATTGCATATAAGCAAAGAATTTCGTGGGAGGCTGAAGCATGGGGAAGTATAGCCGAGACAAAGGCGCCCGTGGTGAGCGAATGTGGCGTGATGTGTGCAGGGCGGAAGGCTACGACGCAGAGCGCGGGTGTCAGCTTTACCAGCGCGGAAGTGATATTGCAGATGTGATTGGGCTTCCGGGAATCCACCAAGAAGTTAAATTTTGTGAGAAGCTTTCCCTTCGAGATTGGATGAGCCAGTCTGTAGCCGACGCGAAAAACGGGGAGATTCCTATCGTCGCGCACAAAAAATCCCGCGAGGATTGGCTTGTTACTTGTCGCGCCGAGGATTGGTTTAAGTTGTATCGGGAATGGGAGGCGGGGCAATGAGTAATATTAGCGCAGACGAATGTATAAGCGTATTGGAATGTGCGTTAGGAGAAGCGCAATCTGTTATCCCAGATGAGATTTTACATGCCTCGATTGGTTACATTGAGGAATACAAGATATTGAGAAGCGAAATATCTTGGTATTAATGTCCTAAAATAAGTGAACCTAAAAGAGAATGGGACGTTGGGACGATTTAATAGGAGGCGGAACAATGAAGAGCGACGGGAAAATTGAGATTGTATTGATTGGCGATAATGCGAAAGTCGATATTGAGGGGAAAATGAATATAAAAGAGGCTTCGGTTACGCTTGGAAAAACGCTTGGCCTACTGCTTAAAGGTTACGATGAAGACGTTTGGGAGACTGCCATAAAAACACTTGCTGACGCTTTGGCGGAGCAATACGAGGAGTTTGAACAGGAGGCGAGGCAATGATGAAGTACGTTCTGACGATGAATGAGGAGCAGGCTCAAACGGTTCTTTCAGCTTTAGACTTTTATATGCGGATGCGTATGGGGCAGTGGGATGAACTGCGGATGCTGTGCTTCCAAGCCCCGGTCTTAACAGCTGATGATAGTATCTCAAAGTATAGAACGCTATCCGACATTATTGACGAAAAGCTGTTTGAAGTCCGGCAGATTGTTATGCCTGAACTGACGCGAGGTGCATCCTTTGGTGTTTACAAGTTCGAGAATACGGAGCGGGCGTTCAATGTGTTAAAAGCCATTCGTTCTGCGAGGGCTTGGCATAGAAACCAAAAGGGCGGATATGAGCGAATTTATGACAGACCTATGGCAATCCATGTGAGAGAGGAAATGCCGCAGTGCGAGGTGGTTGAAGATGCCGAAGAAGGTAAGCGAAAGGGAGAGAGCGACAAAGCTACAGATTGAGCAGGCCACCGAGCTTATACAGAAACTTAAATATGACCTTGAATGGTACGCATTGGAGAACATGAGTAGAGGGCAGATGTATCGGTTGCTCGACAAGCTGCGTGATGAGTTGGGGGAGGCGTCATAATGCGCGAAGCTATTTGCCCGATTTGCGGCAAGAGTTTTACGACGAACAGGGGAACTCAGGTCTATTGCTCAGAGGAGTGCAGACGATGTATGAAGCTTGAACAGCGGAAGAAACTTCACGATAAAGAAGCAGAGCGTAAGCGGCAAGAAAAAGCCAAGACGAACGGGCAAGTTATTGACGCATACGCGAAAGAAGCAAAGGAAAGGCATATCAGTTACGGTAAATTACAGATAGAGCGGACTTTGAAGAAGATGAAGGAGGCGCAGAAATGAAAAATACCGGTTTGGTTGCAGTTCGCGGAGATTCCGTCGTGCGTATTTTGCGGGTTGAATTTGACCCGAACAACATAAATTTGAGGCGTGCGTTTTGTCAGCGGGAAGATGGCGAACGCAGATTCTGGGCGAAAATACATCGTGGAAACCATGAAAACGATTACATCATGAGTAGGGGACAGCGACATTATTTAATGCGTGAACGGGAGGCGCGGAAATGAGCAAGTGGAGAATTGATTGGACGTCGTATGATTGCGGGTATGAGATTGTTGACGCTGAAACACGGGACGAAGCATTAGAAAAATTTCGCGATATTCCGTTTGAAAAACTGCTTCACGGACGTGAGCCATACGGGGAAATTACACGAGTTATCGAAGAAAAGGAGGGCACGTTATGAATGATAAATACCCACAGGCGCACGAAGAAAACGAATTTCGATACCTAAGCCCCGCATGGCTTGACGAGATCGCGCGTGGGCTAACGGCAGGGGCGCAGAAATACCCAGGCGAAACATGGCGGCAGATACCACCAAAAGAACACGCTTGGCGGGCGGTGCGGCACTTGATTCTATACCTCAAAGGCGATACGCAGGACACGCATTTAATAAATGCTTCAATGCGCTGTATGATGGCATACGAAACGGACGCGGCAGAAAATAACCGCGAAACGTGGGAAAAGCGCATGAAAGAAAAGGGGTGCGGCTGATGGACTACGCCGATATTTTTCTATTTCTCAATGGCTTTTGTGCGGGGCTGACAGTTGGCTTGTTTTTCATGATTTGGTCGGGTAGAAATTGAGCGGGAGGCTTGCGAATGCAAAGGAAAAGCCGTGATCCAAACATACGGAAAATCGAATATATGATTCGCCATGAGAGGGCAATAGCGGAAGCAGTAGAGGAAGCCAAGCTGGCGCCGCGCGGGCATACTGGCGGGGATCACGTCGGCCATAGTTATATTCCCGATCCGACAGCGTCCCAAGCGTTGCGCAGAGCGGACGAAATTCCTGCCGTTATGGTTGACGGCAGGAAAGTCTATTGGCCGGAGCGGTGGCTGGCAGTGATCCGTGCCGTCCGCGAGTGGTGCGGAAACGATACGATACGCGCGGAAATATTCAAGCGGCGTTACGCAGGGGAAAGCTATTTGTCAACGTGCTACACATTGCATATTGCCCAGGCGACGTATTCAGTTATGATGTTTGAGATCAGAAATTTTGCTTTGCAGTGTGCTTGCCAAGCCCAGCTCGTCCAGGTTTTTTAATTGCCCAGTCGGATTCAGGCAACAAAAAAAGGCGGCCTTTCGGTCGCCTCGTTTCGGTTTGTGTGGAATTAACACCATTCATGCGGTGCAATGATTTTTGTTCCGTCGTTTAACGTATAGACTTCGGCACTTGTCGGCTCGTCTGGATTACGGTAATCGTCTATCTTGATAAAAAGGGCGGTGAGATCGTTGTTATCATCTTCCAGTATTTCCATATCTGTTTCGATTTCGTCATCCTCGATCCAAACTTTTCCTGGCAGTATATCGCGCACGTCTTGGATTGTTTCTGCCGTTGGCACGTTGTCCAAAATACCATCTGACGGGAAGCCCATCATCCCAAGCATGGGAGCGAGCCGCGGTACTTGATTGTCATCATACTGGCTCCAATTTACGACAGCAACTTCGCCGCTCTCATAAATAACGATTCCGGCTTCATGCCCAGTTAATTCCATCAATGTCATGATTCACGCCTCCTTTTGCAGTCGGTTGAAGTGTTCTGCCCATAGGTAGATATTGATTTCTGCGTCGTCGATTTCATCAAGCCGCAGCCATGTACGATATTTGTTTGATTCTTCGACAATCTCAAAGCGTGCGGTTTCATCATAGCTTTTCGGATTTCCTGATCCGACGTCTTCCGCTACGGTTACAGTGATTTTTACAATGTTTTCCCCTTCCGGCTCCGCAAGTCTCAGCGCAACAAGCCTGTCATGGTTTCCGTAAATCTCCGCTTCTTTTGTCAGTGCATCCTTAAATTTTTGTGCGTTCGTCATTGTTCTTCTCCTCCTCGTTTTGATTATAACACAATCGCCCAGTCAGAATAAAGCAAGCTGCTCTGCTGTGATCCCAAGGCAAGCCCTCCGCCATTCGTTTGCCCAGTCAGATTCAGTCGGCGTCAATTTGCGGATGATCCGCTTCGGGCAGTCATATGCACGAGGGCCGACGCTTTCATCCTCCAGTTTGTATAAAAACTCTGTCCAGGTTTGTTTTTTGTTCCGTGTCGTCTTGTAGCCGAAATGAATCACAAGCCCCCATACTTCCGCGCCGTCAGTGTCAACGGCCGCATAGAAAACATTGCCCCGGATTGCATAGTCGATTATTGTGTTGTTGTGTGTGCTTGAATGCAGCACGTTTTCAAAGTAATCTTTGAGTTCTTCTTTCCCGCGTGGGTTTTTCCACAAGTCGCCAGTCCAGCCCATAATTAAAACTCCTTTCTGCCCAGTCCGATTTAAGTTATTTTGCCAGGTTATAAATAAATACTGCGCGCTTGTCGTTTAGATTGTCGCCATATTTCCATAATAAGCGAAACGAATTTCTTTTTCATACCGTGCGAAAGAATGATTCCCAAGGCTTTTCCCTTTTCCCATGTCGGTTGCAGCTTCAATTAGTTTTTTAATCGTTTTCATTTGTAAAACCTCCTTTAATTTGCGGGGGTTGCGACCGCAGGCCCGAAGGCCTCCCGCATTAACGCCCCAAGCGGGGCGCCGCTCTGCGTTTATGCTTCCTCTTGTTCTTCGTCGTAAAGGCCCATAATGTCAGCAAGCTCAAACCATATAAAATCATTCACGGCGGTATCTGTCGGGGTTTCTGCGCTGCAATCGTTCATGTATTGCTCTATGATCTCCATGGCTTCATCTTCCCGGCCTTGGCTCTCAACCTCGCGGAGAGTGTCAAGGGCTCCGCTCCAAGAGTTTTCCATAAGTTCATAAAAAGTGTCGATTTCTTTTACCATCATAATTGCCATTGTTGCCGCCTCCTTTATGCGTTCTCCATCTCGTTTCCGAGCTCCCAAGCTATTTCCTCATAAGCAAACCAAGCCAGGGTGTTTTTGTTGTAAACGTCCTCACAGAATGGATCGTCATCGTCCCAGCCGTGCAGCGAGGAAAGAAACGCTCCGACGGTTTCGCCCATGCTGTCAGCGGTCTCTTTTGCCAGTTCAATTATTTCCTGCTTAAATTTCTTGAAAAATGCTGTCGTCTCGCTGTAGTAAACCAAGCCGGACACCGTGCCGGAGCTGCAACCGTAGGAAACGTCCTTCAGGCGGGCGGCGATCCGCTCTGCCAGGTTGGCGCCGTTGTAGTTGTCGCTGTCGGAAATAATATCGTTGACAACGTAGCGGCGGAGCCGGTTCCCGTCTACAAAATTTCTGATGATCTCGCGCGTTTTCTTGTTCGTCATGATGGTTTTCCTCCTTTAATATTATACGTAATATATTATGGTTTTCGGTTCGGGGTTTGTTCCCCTCCCTCTTTCTACTCGTATTATATATTACGTGTAATATATTGTCAAGTGTTTTTTTGAAAAAATTTTTCCTTGCAGTTTATATTAACGTGTAATATAATTAGAAGTGAAAAAGGGGGTGATCTGATGGCATATAGTGCAGCACAGAACGAGGCGACAAAAAGATATTTTGCAAAGCTAAAAAGCCTATCGACGCGCCTGCAGCCGGATCAGTATGATTATTATAAAAGCGCGGCTGAGCGCCTGGGCTTGCCTCTCCGGCAATTTGTTTTAGTGTCTATGGATGAGTTTATTGAAAATCATCTGAAAACAGACTGAAAAAAATTTTTCGTTATATCGGATATAACAAACCGAAAAATGGGGTATAATGTTTACAGTGGTTAATAAGGATTTAACCATTAAAGCCTCCTAAAAGTTTTGGTTTTCTTCTCCTCTGTGGAGCTATGTAGAGTAAATTTCTACATAGCTCTTTTTTATTGCCTGTGGATAACTTGTGAATAGTTTTCCACAAGTTGTGGATAAGTGAGAGCGGGCAGCGCAAAACGAGAGAGAGAAAGAGAGAAAGAGAAAAAGAAACGAGAGAAAAAGAAAGAGAAACGAAAAGAAAGAAAGAAGCAAAGAAAGAAAAGTAAAGAGAAAGAATAAAGAGAGTAAAGAAAAAGAGAAAAGAGAGAAAGAGAGAGCCGAGAGAGTGTACGCGCGCGCGCGAGGGGAAACAGCAAAAAGTCAAAGGTGGTGAGTTGAATGACGGAGAGACAGGAAAAATTTTGCAGGGAGTTCATCAAAACGGGCAATGCAACAAAGGCATATAAGCGGGCCGGATATGATACTAAAAGTTATGACGCCCAAGGTGTTAATGCTTCAAGGTTGCTAAAAAATGATAGGGTGCAGGAACGTCTCGCAGAGCTACGGCAGCGAGCGGAAAACAAAGAGATACTTTCCGCCTCTCAGATTCGCGCCTTACTGACTAAGATCGCGACCGACAAGGACAGCAACAAGCTGGAAGTCATGAAAGCCCTTGATATTCTAAACAAAATGAACGGCGAATACATCACGAAAACACAGATAACCGGCGCGGACGGCGGGCCTGTATCGGTTTCCTGGGGAGGTTCTGAGAGTGACGCAAGCAAAGCGGGTGATTAAAATCCCATATACCCCCCGCCCTCTTTGGGCGTCTGTTATCCATCCTGCCCTTGATGCTCACCGCTTCGCCGTGTTGGTTTGCCACCGGCGTTTCGGGAAAACGGTCGGCACGGTCAACCAAATGATCAAGCGGGCGATACAATGTGATAAGCCCGCCCCGCATTATTGCTACGTCGCTCCATATCGCAATCAAGCCAAGATGATTGCCTGGCAATATCTACTCCATTATACCTCCGTTATTCCCGGCGTACGTAAAAACGAATCAGATTTATTTGTCGAGCTTCCCTCACAGAAACGAGGCTGGCCGGGCGCGCGGCTTCACATTGTCGGCGCGGATCATCCCGACGCCTTGCGCGGCACCTACTGGGATGGAGCTATATTAGACGAGTACGCCGACATAAAGCCGGAGCTATGGAATGAGGTTATAAGGCCGGCGCTTTCTGATCGGCAGGGCTGGGCGGTTTTCATCGGCACACCGCGCGGCCAAAATCAGTTTTATGAAATGTACCAACGGGCGCAGACCGACAAGGCTTGGTTTTCCTGCCTATACCGTGCGGACGAGAGTGGTGTCCTCCCGCCTGACGAGCTGGAGGACATGAAAAAGGACATGACGGAGCAGGCAATAAGGCAAGAGCTCCTTTGCGACTTCACCGCCTCCGCTTCCGACGTGGTTCTTCCCATTGACTTGGTAAGCGAGGCCGCCGCCCGTGAACTGACCGCCGCCGACGTGCGCGGTCAGCCGGTAATAATGGGCGTGGACGTGGCGCGGTTCGGTGATGACGCGACCGTTATCACAGTACGGCAGGGGCTTCACGCTCTCCCGCAAAAAGTCTTTCGCGGGCTTGACACCATGCAGGCGGCTGACCGTGTAATCGTCGCAATGGCGGAGCACAAACCCGCCGCCGTGTTTATCGACGTTGGGGCCATGGGGGCGGGCGTGGTTGACCGGCTCCGTCAACTCCGCTATAACGTCACGGAAATCAACTTCGCCGGCGCGGCTATGGATTCCGACCGCTACGCAAACCGGCGGGCGGAGATGTATTTCAAAGTCCGCGAATGGATGACAGGCGGGGGCGCGATCCCGAATGAGCCGGCCTTAAAGTCTGAGCTTTCCGTGGTCGAATATAAATTCACGCCGGCGGGAAAAATCCTGCTGGAGCCAAAAGACAAGATCAAGGACAAGATCGGCAAGTCCCCTGACCTGGCGGACAGTCTCGCCTTGACCTTTGCAATGCCTATCTATACCCCCGGCGCGCGGGAGGTAGACGACAACGAGGAACCCTACGACGCATTAAAAAATTATTGGTAATGGGAGGATTGATCCACATGATTAAATTTGATTTACAGTTATTCGGCGGTCTTTTTGGTGGTGGTGGCGGCGGTGGTACGCAAGTTATCGAAAAGCCTGTTGTGCAGCAGGCGGCCCCCGCTGCTGTTTCTTCTTCCGTCCAGCAGGAAAGCGCAACGGACAGCGAGAAGGCAGAGAGGAAAAAGAAACTTGCTTCCGGCCTTCGCGGCAGGGCGTCCACAATAACGGGCGCTGGAAATAGCGCGCTGACGGCGGCAAGCTCTATCGCAAGGACACTGTTAGGAGAAACCCCGCAGAGGAAAACGCTTGGGGGTGCGTGATGTGGTTTCGGTTTCAAAGTTTATTCAGGCCGCCCTTGCTGATGCTGACCTCCTGAAAACAAAGAGGCGGCTTGTCGCTCAGATGTATGAGGAGCGGCAGCAGCAGGAACACACTTGGCGGCAGCTCTCAAAATACATAAACCCTGCGCGGGGGCGCTTTGACGAGGACACGCGCACGACGGAAGGGAAACGACGCGACTATTTCCTGCTCGATCCCTATCCGATGGAGGCGCACGGGAAGTGCGCGGCAGGACTTCACTCCGGCCTGACGTCGCCTTCCCGTCCTTGGTTTGAGCTGGGCTTGGCTGACGAGGAGCTTGGCAATTATCACACGGTCAAAATGTGGCTGGATGATTGCAAGGAAATCCTCATGGACATTTATGCCAAGAGCAACGTATATAATACCCTGCTCCAAATTGAGGCGGAGCTGTCACAGTTCGGCACGGCGGGGGCGCTGATGCTGGAGGACTACAATACCGCGATATGGTGCAGGCCGTACACTTGCGGCGAGTTCGCCGGGGACGTGGACGCGCGTGGCAGAGTGGTAAAGCTTGCGCGCAAAATGCGGATGAAGGCGTGGCAGATTATCAACGAGTTCGGGGAGGATGTAGTCTCGGACGGCATAAAGACAGCCGCGAGCCAAGACGACAACCGCTCGGACTTTGAGATTCAAATGCTCATAGAAAAGAATCCAAACTACGATCCCGAAGTCTTGGGCGTGGGCAACTTCCCTTGGCGGGCGTACTAC